GGTCGAGCTCAAGGAGCTCCATGCCCTCTTCGTTTTCGAGGAATGCCAACTGCTCGTCGTCAATATCCTCGTAGGTCTCCTCGGAAATGGTCTCGATCTTATTGACATACCACTTGGCGATGCCGGTCTTGCGCACGAGTCCATCTTCGAAAAGGCTGTAGAGGACTTGCGCGCCGTCGTTCTCGTTGTGGAAGATGTAGTTGACGTAATCGGTTGCTTGCTCGGCGGCGGCTACCGCGTCGGCGCGGCGGGGGCAGTATTCAACGACGCTCTCGGTTGACAGGAAGACGCGCAGCAGGCTCGGCATCATGGCGAGCACCACATCACGGACTTCCGTCATGACGATCTGCGAGCGGCCGTCTTCCTCGTTGCCAAGGAGCTCGCCGTTGAAATAGCGGGTGGCCTCCTCGCGCTCGGGCGCGACCATGCTGTCAATGAAGTCTTCGCTGTCACGCACCATGAGCGAGACGATCGAGCTCTTCTGGAGGTCAGACAGCGGCTCTCCCGGCTTCCGGCGGGAAACCTCTGGAACGCTGCGCCCTGTCTTCTTTGCCATCCTGACAAGCTCCTAGATAGTTAGCCGATTGGATAAGTATGGGCTATCACATCAGTTGACAAAATCTCAAGTGCTTGTATTTGACACAAGCCTGACAGGACCGCCCGAGCCGTTGTCAAAAGTGATGGCAATCGCCACGGCTTCCTCTGCGGAAGCTCCAGCACCCATCGCACCCTTGGCAATTGCGTGGCCCGAGCCGATCGCGAAGAAAGGCCCCTCGACCTCGCAGGCGGTGCCGAACTCCACGATGTACGCGTTGCCGTTGGGCTTGACCCAAATGACCGAGTTGTCTTCGCCGAGGTCGGGGATCGGCGACTTGCAGCCGCCCTTCGCCCATGCCTTCAGGACTGGCAGGCCCGAAGAGTCGCCGCAGAGCCCGAGAAGATCGCCCTTGGTGGACCTGAAGACCTTTGTCACAAGACCCTGAAAAGAGCCGTCGTATGTGACCTTGCTGTCACCAGCCAAAACGCCGTCGCGGTACGCGATCGTTGTCATGTCAGATAATCCCTTTGATCTTGCGCTTGAGCGGCTGGCCCTTCACCCATGACGACGCACGGCCGGCGATGAGGGCGGCTTCACCCGCGAATGTGAGACAGAGCGCGTCGGCCAAGTCGGGCGAGCGCATTCCGCGCTTCTTCAATTCGCCCTTGCTCTCGACCTTGAGCTTGCCGTTGGAGAGGAAGGTGTAAGTCGGGGCCACGAGCTCTTGGCGGAGATCGTCATTCTTCGGAATGTGGACGGCGCGGGTTGCCAGCCAGTCGCGAGTTGTCAGCCAGAGCTCGTCACGGAGCTTCGCAGCCTGGGGGTTCATCGCGGCCGTTTCTGACACGTTGACATCGCGGACGTTGACACCGAGCTCGCGGAGGCGGTCGGCAACGCCACCACCCACGCCGATCGAGTCCACGCAAACCATGTCGGGCTTGTCGATGCGCCAGTCAGCCATGACCTTGCCCGTGGTTTCCATCAGGTCAGCGCCATTCCAAGACTTGACCTCGGCGACCACGTTGCCACGGCGCTTGAGGAGCACGGTCCTATCATTGCCGAAGCGGGCCACGTCGAGCCCGTAGATCAGGGGCGCGTTGGGGTCGGGAACGATGTCGCGGCTCATGGCGCTGTCAACGAGCTCGGCGGAGATCAGCGTATCGTCTTCGCTCAGTGCGAACTCGCCGAGGACACGCACGCGGAAAGCGTTGCTGTTCTCGCCGTAGGTCGTCGCGATCTGCTTCACGAAGTCTTGGTTGACGAGCGGGTTGGCCGTGCAGGGAACGTGGAAGGTCTTCCACTCGTCTGACAGGCGGTGGTGTGACAGGAAGAACAGACCCGAGTTACGGGTTGGGTTTCCAATCAGGATTGTCGAAGCCGCGTGACCTGACATCGAGCCTGCGGCGGACTCATAGACTTGCTCGGGGATGGCCGAAGCCTCGTCGCAAATCAGGAGCACGTTTTCGGAGTGGATACCGGCCAGTGCTTCCGGCCTGTCAGCCGAGCTCGTGCGCGCCGAGATAAACGAACCTTCCGGCGATGACTTGAGCACGATCCTGTCAGAAAAGACTTCGATCGTTTCGCGCAGCACGGCGGGAAGCTTGTTGATCCAAAACTTCAGTTCCGAGAAGAGCGCGTCGAATAGCTGGCCGGCGGTCGGTGCCGTACACACTGTTTTCTGCGGGTAGCGTGTCAGCATGTGCCAGATCATGGCCCACGAGCACACCGTAGACTTGCCGACACCGTGACCAGCGCGGACGCTAATACGCCGCTCGCCCGCTGCCACGGCACGCAGAAACTCTTCCTGCCACGGGAGCGGGTTAGCACCGAGGACATTCCTGACGAACTCGACCGGCTTATCCTTGTAGGCTTCAATGAAAGCAGCGTAGGCGGCTTTAAACTCTTCAGGGTTCGGGGCCGCGACCTGGCTGTCAGGTTTGGTCTCGGTACTGTCAGTTTTTTCAGTTTCAGATTTTTCGATTGCCGGAGGAGACGGCTCCCCGGAGGGGGTGGGGGTCTCGGGTGGCAGGCCCTCAAACTGACTTGCGATTTCCACAAGTGCATTTTCTTTTTTTTGAGCGCGCTCTTGTTCGCGGCGCAAGCGTTCTTCCTCGATCGAGCGGATTTTCGTGAGCTCGTCTGTCAGCCGTGCGGTCTCTTGGAAGACAACCTTCTGCTCCTCGCCGAGCTTGGCAGCGGCCTTCTTCAATTCGGCACGGCGGGATTTTTCCTCGGGGGTGAGGGTCTTCCGCTTGATGGGGCGGCGGCGGGGGGGCTTCTGATTTTCTGCCATAGCGGAACAGCCTGCTAATATTAGAGAGTGCTCCCCGCGCGGGGGGACGCCGGGGGGGTCGCTGGCGCGTCGCTGACAGCGCTTGTCAGGGCTGACAGGTCGCTTGAAGGCGTGGAAACAGGCGCGACGTTAATAAACTCTTTGGGCGATTGATCCAGATTACCTACTGTTTCCAATGGGTTATGGTCTATCGTGGGTACAACTTGGCCCGTGAGATTGCGCAAAGCCTCTAATTGCGCGGCTTGGCTATTCACTGTCACGTTGATGTTAGTTGTCTGCGCCGCTGGCTTGCCAAGCGTGTACGCCATAATGAGCTCTGAGGCTCTTAGCTGCGTCTCTTCCTTCTCCGCCGTCTCTGACAAGATCGTCAAACGGCGCACGGCGCTGACAAGTCCGCCTTCTAGGATTTCCCTAGCTCTGGCGATTGACATGGTGCGCTTTGCGCCCTTCACAACATTGTTCAAGATTGAACGATCCCTTTGACAACCAACATAAAACTTAGCTGATTGGTAAAGTATCAGATCACTTGCGATAAAAACAACATCGCGACTTGACAGGCTGACAATGCCTTGTGTAAAAGACAAATCAGGCGACGTTAGATCGCTGACAACTACTCCCGTTTGAAGGAACTAACCGATGACACAACACGTAAGGCTTTCGGCAGAACAGCGCACGGCGCTTCGCCGCGCCATTACCTCACATGCATCGTGGGAAGCGTATCGCCGCGAGAACAACGGCATGACAAGCGCGGACCTGACATCAACCAAGTGCTTAGAGATTGCCGCGCGTTTCGGGATCAACGTGATTGACGTGATTTCGTCCGTTGAAACGCAAATCGACGCGCCAAAAGACATTGCTGACATTCAAGAGGAAAAGCCCGTGATCGCTGAAAAGACCGCGCCCGTTGCCGCTGGCGACGCTAAGACCGCTGCCGCGCTTGCTGCCCTGCAATCGCTTCTGTCGCCTTCTGTTGATATGGCGACGGTCGAAAAGATCGTTACCGAAAAGGTTGCGGCCGCTCTTGAAGGCACGGCGCTGTTGCGTATCGAGCTCAAGCGCGCTGACAACACGGAATACAAGAGCGAAGGACAGCAGCACCCGCTCTTTGGTGACTTGCTTACGTCGCTGTCAACGAAGATGGCAAACGGCGCATATCCTAATGTATGGATTGCAGGCCCTACAGGCAGCGGCAAGACACACGCCGCGAAGGAATGCGCTAAGGCGTTTGGCGTTGCCTTCTACTTCAACGGCGCACTGGCAATGCAGCATGAGTTGCTAGGCTTTGTCGACGCGGGCGGCAGCTATCACACTACGCCATTCCGTGAGGCTTACGAAAACGGCGGGGTTTACCTCTTTGATGAAGTAGACGCTTCCGACAATGCCGCGTTGCTGGCGTTGAATGCAGCGCTGGCAAATGGCGAGTGCTCTTTCCCTGACAAGCCGTTGCCTGTCGCACGGCATGAGAATTTCCGCTGCATTGGCGCGGCTAACACGTTTGGACAGGGCGCAACGGCGGAGTTTATTGGGCGCGCCAAAATCGACGCTGCGTTCCTGTCGCGCTTCGCTATCAAGTTTCATTGGACATATGACATTGCGCTTGAACAAGCGATTTCGGGCAATGTCGAGTTTGCGAAGCGCGTTCAAGCCGCACGGGCAAGGGCGCAAGCTGCTGGCGTGAAAATCGTCATTGATCCGCGTCATTCTATGGCAGGCGCGGCTTTGATCGCTGCTGGAATGTCGAGCGATCGCGCGGCGGCGCTGACATACCTTGCAGGCTTGAAGGATGAGCAAACTCGTATCGTGGAGGGTCGCTAACATGCGCCGCACTGTCACCAAATCCATGAAAAAGGGCGCAACGCGCCCTGACACGGGCCTTTGCTTTGATAGCTTTGGTGAGTTTGTCGAGCACTGCGCAACGCTTCCGGCTTCAAGCCGTCTAAATGGCGGCACAATGCAGGACAGTTGGACAGATAACCTTTCCTATGAAGGCGCTGTTGGTATGGCCCGCACTGGCGACCTGTCACGCGTTGCTGCTAGTGAAAAGCTTATGAGCAAGCTAGAAGACTTGCTCGAGTTTGACACGGCGCAAATGCAGACTGTTGACGCAATGACCGGCGGCATTCCAAACGTTGCCGCCTATCTTGCAGGCGCGCCTATGAACATGCGCCGCCGTCAACGTGTCATGTCACAAGCCGCGCCCTTGAACGTTATCGTTGACTTGACTTCAAGCGCTGGCGTTTCGTCAGAACAGCTTGCACGTCGCGGCGCAACGTTGCTTGCTTTCGTTCGTATCATGTCAGCGCAACGCCCTGTCAATCTGTACGTTGCTAACGCGCACTCGCCTAACAGCGCTCAAGAGCATGAGTGCGTTGCGATCGCTGTTCGCCTTGACACTTCGCCGCTCGATTTGGCGCGCGCCTCTTATGCTATCTCGGGCGCGGCGTTCCCGCGTCAAATGATGTATTCCGCTGCTATCCATGAAAGCAAATGCCGCAACACTGACAGCTTGCCTTTCCCCTATAGCGACGTGAATTATTACCGCGCCAACTTGCACGCCTTTTGGTCGCGTTTCGTGTCAGTCGAGAGCGAAGAAACCGCCGTTATTGGCCCGCTCTATCTGACGGACGATTTCAAAGACCCTGAAGCGTGGCTTAGGAAAATGGTCGCGGAGTATGCGACACAAGAGGCTTGAAACAGGAAAGGCCCGCAAGGGCCTTTTCTCTTAATCGAGTCACAGAGACTCACAGAACGCCGCTAGCCGCTTCCGGCTATCTCGACCTATCCAAACCCCACAAAACGCGTCAGTGACTCGCTCTGGCGGTTTCTGGCGGGCCTATCCTTTCGACAGGCACCCGAAAAGCGCAATCAACGCGGCTTCTGCCCTGTTATGGTCCTTCTCTTTCGGCCAATGCCTGTCAGTGCGGAAAAGCTTTGTGGCGCGCGCCTTAGCTGCCGCCTTGTCGGCAGGAACAAGCAAGGCCCGTTTCCATGCGCTAGGGTGCGTCGCCTTGTAATCTTTCCACCCGTGCGACGTAAGCATGGTATCGAGCACGGCGGCAGTCCAGCCAAGCGAAAACGCAGTAGTTGACGTGATACCGGGCGCACCTGTCAGCCGCTCCACAAAAACCCTGTCAATTCCTAGCTCGGGTGTCAGCAAGTCCCCTAGCAAGTCATCAAGCTTTTCCGCGTCTAGGCGTTTGGTGTCACGCCTTGACATGCGAATAGTCTTCACGGGCAAGTCGCCTAGCTGGATCACTTCCGGCGGCACGCCCTTGCTGTCAGGCTGACACTCGACAATGGCCCACGCACCCGTGACACCGGGATCAATCCCCAAAACCCTCATATGCGAACCTCATAGTAAGATGGCAACAATAGGCCAGGATGCGCCACGTAGACCGAAACAATTGGCCGATTGTTTGCGAATTGAACAAGTGGTTGCTGTCATAGCACGGCGGGCGTGAGCCCTGCACGCTGCGAGAGCTTCGGGGAGGAGGAGGGATAGGGTTACTAACGCTGACAGGTATCACTCGGGTTGCAGGGCTTAATTGGGGTCGCTACTAGATAACCCATTGAAGATACAAGCGATAATTGACAAAAGTTGCGGGTTGCGGGATTAGCCCCGTAATCTTTTCTATATATGGCTCTATAATGGTCTATTTATTCTTCCCTAACTTTTTAAAGAGATTAGTGATACCTGCTACCAGAGGGCTTTTATAAAAGAAAATCAGAAAATTAGCGGGTAGCAACTAGAGTAGCAGGTTGCGCTAAACGCGGGTCGCTCGTGCAGAAAGTTGGCGAGCTTTTCATTTTGTCTATTGTGCTAGACGCAACCTTTTGATATTTATACAAACACAAACACAAGCCCGGACGAGGACTTTATGAGCGCCTATTTTGTATCAGCCGAAACGATCGCGGACGCCGCGTATGCTCTTAGAGTGGACATGAAAGAGACGCCTGCGCCGTGCGTCGCTGCGCACGACATCACAGGGCTGGGGCGCGTGCTCTGGCAGTTGAACGCGCTGGCGCTTTGGGAACAATATCAAGACCCGATCGGCTCGAACCTGCCTTTCATTGCCGCGTACACGATCGACACCCGACCGAGCGCCAGCGAAGACCCGTGGCAGCGGTTCAAGAGCCTGCAATGCCTAATCTACCAGTGCGCCGAGGGCACCGTGCCGAGCACGGACTTGTTCAAGACGATGGAGCACGCCGAGAACGTGCTCGCCATGAACCTGACAGGCTGCATCAAGATCGCCGACGCCAAGAAGGCAATGGAGACCATGCCCGAATACGAAAACGCGAGTTGGGGCAGGGGATAAAACTTTCGATTGTCTCTTGCGTAAAACGCAAATCACTTGTAGACTAAACGCAAATGCACATCCTGTCAGACTTGTCAATCGCTGTCAGGGATTACCAACGAAGGGATTATGACAATGGCTTCTGGAACCTACACACCCGCACACATCAACAAGCTCAACGCCGCACGCGGCTTCCTGATCGGCGCGGGCATCTGCTCCGCTTTCTGGGTTGCCGTCGCGCTTATCGTCGCCAGCGTTTGAGGTTGCGCCGATGACGACCGTAAACCTCATGTGGCACCGTGTCGGGCCAGTTGGTGAGCGGCGCACTTCAGCGCCGTGGAAGCTGACAGGCATCGACGGACGGACGTGCTTTGGACGCGTGCAATACCAAGATGGCAGTTGGCAGGGGCAGGTCATTGTTAACTCGCTCCCTGCCGATTGGCGGCGCAATAACAGGGGCATTAGTTACCCGAGCGCGTGGCACAACAAGCGCGCTGACGCCTTCAGCGCCGTGGAAGATTTTCTGTCTCGTAGCGTCCGCTCGCTCTTCAAGGCCGATGAGCTGTCATTCCTGACATGGGATGATGACGACCAGGAGCCCGACGCTGACAAGGCTGACAAGGCGAAGGCCGAGGCTTACAGGCAGCGGTTTAGGGAAGAGTCCGAGCGCCATTATAAGCAGTGGAACGACGCGGATAAGCAGTGGAACGAGGCGGATATACAGCGCCACCGGACCGAGGAACTGCGGCGGATCACTGACCGCATCGCGAAAGAGAGCTTGAAGGACGATTTTGCCAAGTGGGCGAAAGTCCAGATACCAAAGGCGCTGTCCGATACCGAAGCCGACATGCTGAAAAAATATTGGGGGTGAGACAGAAAAAAATTTGAAAAAGGACTTGTGTAAAAAACAAATCCGTATATTGTGTGAGACGCAAACGGTTGACACAAGAACAACCGAAGCAACGAAAAGCCCCGTAATAGAAGGAATACCGACTATGGAAAATCACAACATCTTCATTATCGAACCGCAACTCGGCCAGATTATCCCGGCTGACCTGACCGCCGATCGCGGCGCTCCCGGTTTCGAAGGCGCACGCAGCGAGTTCCTTCGCGGCAACGTCACGGTTTTCACGCTTCCCTCTGGCGACCGCATCATTGCCGGCCCGCGTGGCTTTGGCGTGCTGCCGACCAACACCGCGGAATTTAAGGCGATCTCTCAGGACGTGGGCGCGTTCGCCGTGCTCAAGGAAGCCGTTGACCCGAGCAACCCCGAGGCACAGCTTGGCTTTACCGCTGATGACGGCGGGCTGCTGGCTGAAATCGTCGGCCCCGCAATCCTCGTCGGCCCCAAGCCGGTCGAAGGCGCGGACGATTGGACGCCGAGCTCGCTGACGATCGAAGAGCTCCGCCGCCGTGTCGCCTTCAACCGCTCTGGCATGATGGGCAACCCCCTGTCACGTCTTCTGGAAGCCCTCTTGCGTGTGCCGGAAGCGCCGGAAGCGGCTGACGGCGACAGCGACGAACGCCCGTGGTCCGAGAGCGTCTACGATGAAGACCTCGTGGATTACCGCAAGACGCTGACAGATGAAGAGTTGGCCGCGTGCCCGTGCCCAGGTTGTCACGAAGAGCAGGAACGCCGTGTCAAGGCGGCCGGCGGCTCGACCCTGAAGAACTAAGCAGGTCGGGGGCTTCGGCCCCTGACAACTCCCCTGACAATTTGAGGAAATACCAATGGTCCCGAACAAACCAAAGGACTACGCGTTGAAGTTCGCCGTCGGTTTCGGCGTGGCTCTCTTCGCTCTCGCCGTGCTCGGCCTCTTCTCCGTCGGTGCGATGGAGCTCTCCCTTCACCTCTTCGGCAAGGCCGGCTTCCTGATCGGCTTCGCAGTCATCCTCTCCGCTGTCATCGGTGCCAACTTCGCTTGGAAGACCGACGCCAACGGCAACACCTACAGCAAGTGAGCCCTGACATGACCGATAAGAAACTGTCATTCGCCGAAATGCGCGGCCAGATCAACGCCGCTGCCAACAACTCCCACCTGTCAAACCTCGCCTACGCCCTTGAGGCTGTCACGCAGGCACGGCGCGAGCTCGACAAGATCGAGAAGGAAGTCACTGACATGGCCGCAGCCGTTGAGGCTGGCGACTTCCCCGACGTGACCGTGCTTCGCGATCTCTACGACCGCGCCCACGGCAACGCCTTCGCCAAGCGCCGCTAGGATCGAGCACCATGAACGTTGAAATCATTCTCGCAGGCGTAGCCGCTTCAGGCGTGCTCGCTGCATACTTCGTGGACAAGAAGCACCGCAAGGGCAAGGCAGCAGCCAAGGCAGCGGCCGAGCGCAAGGGAACGCGGCGCGTTGAAAGTGGCCCGATGCACTTCACGCCGCCGGCAGCAATGCGCAGCTACCCGCAGCCGTCACGCCCTGCCGCGTCCGCTCTGGCGACGAGCTCCGCGCGTGAGGAACCCGCCCGCTCCACGGCGGACGATGACAACCGCCTGACTCAGATGCTTGTCACGGCGATCGTCATTGACAGCATGATGCCTGACACCCCGGCGGCGAGCTCCAGCCAGGATAGCGGCTCTTCTTGGAGCTCGTCTGACAGCGGCTCGAGTTCTTATGACAGCGGCTCGTCAAGCTCCTCCTACGATAGTGGCTCAAGCTCGTCTTATGACAGCGGCGGCGGCGGAGGCTGGTAATCCCATGATGTTCGCAATCATCAACAATCTGCCCGAGCTCGTGCTTGGGCTCACGTGGACCGGCCTTGTGTTCCGGTCTGGCATGGCCTTCGCCCGCTGGCGGGCAAAGTAATCCCGAACTGACAGCCGGGATAAGCTGTCAACCAACAAACCCAACCGTTTAAAAGGAATAACGACATGTTTGGACTGAAGACCCTGAAGAAAGCAATCGGCGCTGGCGCTAAGGAAGTTGCTGCCGAGTACGGCGAAAACAAAGACTTTCTGGAAGCCGTGCTTGCCGCATCGGCCCTCGTCGCCGCCGCTGACGGTGACATTGAAGAGTCCGAAAAGCGCAAGGTGATCTCGGTTGTCACCAACCACGCGCAGCTTGCCAAGCTCTACCCGCAGAACGTGATCGAGAGCACGGCCGAAACCATGTTCAAGCGTGCCAAGGACGCCAGCGGACGCCAGTCGCTTGCTCGCGAGCTCGATGACGTGAAGACGCGCCCGAATGGCTCGCAGATGGCGGAAGACGTGTACCTGATCGCGCTGGATATCGCCAACGCGGACGGCGATCTTGAAGACGCCGAACAGGTTGTCCTCGGCAAGATCGCCTCGCGCCTTAATATCGATGTCAGCAAGTTCGACTTCTAATTACTGACAAGTGACAGGGGCTTCGGCCCCTGTTGCGACTCGTGCGCAGCTAGGCCCAAAAGTATTATTTTTGGGACAGGTTTTGTGGCTAATATACCACTAGCCCCCTGTCGATCACCCCCCGATCACGAAATCGGCATTAGCTAAATGTGGCAATTTTGTGCCGGGGGGAATATGTAAGGTCGAGTGAGTTATTGCTGTTGACACAAGTGATTGAGACTGGCACAAACTAGACCATAACAACACAGACAAAAGGCATGTCCCGTGAACGATACTCCCGCATCATTCCATGACCTCGAAAGACAGGCCAAAGAGCTTGGGTTTGACGAGGTGACGTTGATCTTGTCACAATCGAAAGCCCCCAACAAATTTGTAGTGCGCTCCAGCATCAACCGCCACGCTCGCATGGCGCGGGTCATCGAAGCTGTCGAGCATAGCATTATAGAGAAGATGATTAGGAATTTGGGTGCTGATGCACCATTCGCGCGCTACTTGGATCGCCGCCGCGCGCGGGCGGGCCGCTGTCCCCGGTCAGGCGGGGAGGGTATCGGTTGACATGATGCCAATGATGTCTTGCGCGGCTTTTACCGAGAAATCTTTTCTCATTTCTAGCCGCGTAACCCCCGGTCGAGGTGAGGACATGTTCATAGTTCCCAATGGGATAGACTGCGGTTCGCTGACAGGGATGCTAGGCTCAACCGCAACGCCAGAAAGGCCGAGGCCTTTGGCAAGCTCTTCCACGGTAATGCCTAGCATCCGTGCAAGTGAAAGGGCTTTCGAAAGGGCCAGGTCTTGCAGTTCCTCGCCAGTGATGAAGCGGCTGACAGTGGCCTGCTGCGAAGCCCATGCTACCGCAACGTCCTTCTGTCGATACCCGCGACGCTGAAGACCTTCTCTAACCCATTCGTTCTTGGCTCTGCTGGACATGTGATTAACTCCTCATTCATCATGTTTGGGGTTGTGTCCTATAAACAAGACGTTACATAACAATTGAGGCTGACGCAAGATGCAACCCAACGAAATAGTTCGCGTTATACAAGAAAAAGCTAGCCTTTATGGCGACCATGAGCTTGCGTTTATAGCGCAAGAGCTTGATTTGCACACAAGTCTGTCAAGTCTAAATCGTGCAAAGCCGGTACGTATCCCCGGTTTAATTAGCGTCTACGAAGCAGCGAAGCATCTTTCATTGTCTACGGACTACATTTGGAAGCTGATTTACGCAGGCGAACTTAAATCCCTGAAGATCGGCAAGCGCCGCCTCATCAAAACTACTGAGCTCGACGCCTTCGTCAAAGCTCGCAGCGAGGCGGGCAATGGTCACTAGGACAACTCTCCGCAGCATCAGGCAGATCGCCGACGCGGCCGGCGCAGACGGCTTCGAGATCGTCCGCGAAAACAAGCACGTCGTAGTTGATTATTTATTCAGCCAGCGGGCACCTGCTCGCGTGCGGATTACGATGGCCGCAACCCTTTCCGACAACAAGCGCGGTTTGCTCAACCAGATTGCAGACCTGAAGCGCGCAATAAGGACGCACTGAAATGACACAACACGTAGCACACCGCGCAAGTGACGAGATCGCGCAGCTAAGGGAAGAGATCATCTTCCTGACCGCCCGTGCCGAAGTCGCCGAGGAAGACGCGCTCGACGCATGGCACGCGCTGGTTAAAGTCCACGCCGAATTTGCCAAGCGCGGCGGTGACGCTCTCTTCAAGGAAAACCGCACCGAGTATCTGGCGAAGCTGGCAGCAGCCGGCAAGCGCATCGCGGCAGTGAGCGCCTGATGCACAAGCTGCCCGAGCTCTTCCAATCAATCATCGACCACGACAACGCTTGCCCGGCTGTCAACTCGGTCCTGACAATCCGCGAATACCTGGCTTGGCGCTGGCGTCGCCGGGAACTGTCAACGGCCGCAGCCGGCTACGTGAAAGCTCAAAGGGGCGGGAAATGAAAGACGACTTTTGGGTATATGGCGGCGTCCCGCCGTTCTCCCGGTTTTCGCTAGGCTGGCACCAAGCCGAAGTCGAGGCCGGCAGGAAACACGCGACCGTGCGCCTCAAGACCAAGCGCAAGGTTGTCAAGCTGAAGCTCCCGCAGTGGGAAGAGCTCGTCGCAAAACGTGGGGTTCGGCATGTCTAGTATCTTGCGTTTGACACAACATCCCTTGTGGAAACATCAAGCGGATGAAGTGCCGCTCATGTTATCAGTGCCGTCGCGCCTACTGGCATGGGAACCGGGAACGGGCAAAACCCGCGCCGTGCTTGAAGCGTTCTCACGCCTGTCACCGCATGGTCGCCGTATGCCTGTCATCGTGCCGGCCAACGTCCGCACTCAATGGGCGTCGGTCGCGACCGAGTACGGCTTCGACGTACACGAGATCACGAAGACGACCGAGGAAGTGAGTCGTGACAGCGAGATCGTGGTTGTCAGCTACGAGGGCGTTATCGCGCCGATCGTGTGGAAGAGCCTCATGCGCTACGAGTATGACGCCCTGACACTGGACGAACTGCACGCCGCCAAGAACCCGACAGCCAAGCGCACGAAGGCAATCTTTGGCGCTCGCAAGAACACGCCGGCCGCTCTTATCAAGCGCGCCGAGCACATTTGGGGCCTATCAGGCACGCCGATGACGAAAGACCCGAGCGACCTTTGGGTGGCTGTCAGCCGGCTCTTCCCGAGCATCCTTGAAGACGAGGGGATTAAGAACCGGCAGGAGTGGATTGCCCGCTGGTGCGAAGGCTACGAGACCCCCTACGGGTTCAAGATCACTGGAGCCCGCAACCCCGAGCGCCTTCACGAGCTCCTGACACCGTTCATGAGCCGCGTCCGCAAGCGTGATGTTCTGCCAGACTACCAAGAACCGATCTATGACAGGTTCCGCCTGCCGCCGCGTAAGATCGAGATCAGCGACGCCGTTGACTCGGAGCTTCGCGAGTTCTTGCAGGCTCTCGAAAACCTGACAGACGCCGACGACAACAGCGACGTGATCGAGCTCGCCGAGGGCATGGACCCGCAAGTCTCGACACTGCGCCGCGCCATCGGTCTGTCAAAGGCCGGCGAGATCGCTGACAGCATCGCCACCGAACTCGAGCAAACGGGTGAGAAAGCCATCGTGTTCTTCCTGCACACTGACGTAGGGCACACGATCGCGAAGCACCTGTCAGAAGTTGGCCTGGAGCCTGTCATCTACGACGGCAAGATGTCACGCGGCCAACGCGACAGGAACAAGGACCGCTTCATACGCGACCCCACGTGCAGGGTATTCGTCGGGCAAATCCAGTCCGCAGGCACCGGCACCGATGGCCTTCAGATCGCGAGCCGCGTCTTCATCGCCGAGGAACCGTGGACCCCCGGCCTTCTGGATCAGGTGATATCCCGCGCTGACAGGGGCGGGCAGGAGGCGCAAGTCTATGCCACCTCCTTTGTTGTCGCCGGCAGCTACGATGAAGCTGTCAGCAAAGCCCTCGAAACTCGCGGAAGGATCGTGAAAGCGGTCACAGACGGCGAAGCTTTTATTTGACCTGAAGCTTGTGTTTTACACAACTTCCAACTTGACAGGAACACAACATGTTTGACCTCCGTGCCCACCTCGTTCGCCAGAAGAAATTCTCGCGCAAGACCTTCGGCCCCGGCCCACGCACTGAAGGCGTGATCGCCCATATCCGCAAGGAACTGATCGAGATTGAAGCCAAGCCGGATGACTTGGAGGAATGGGTTGACAGCATCCTCCTGAATTTCGACGGCGCGCTTCGCCGTGGCTTCTCGCCTGATCAGATCATTGCCGGGATCGAAGCCAAGCAGACGAAGAACGAAAGCCGCAAGTGGCCGAACTGGCGCACCGCTGACCCCAACGCTCCGATCGAGCATGTCAAGGGGATCAACGACTAATGGCCCATCGTCACACCAAGCTCTTCGGCTCTACGAGCTACCGCACGCTTGGTTGTCCCGCGCATTTGCAGCGTGGGGCGACCGTCCCCGAGCCGCCGTCATTGCCGGCCGCGATCGAAGGCACCATGCTTCACGAGTATTCCGAGCACGTGCTTCAAGAGGGCAAGCCGATCGATTTCTTCCCCGAGTGGGAAGGGTTTGACGAGGATCAGCGCAACATCGTTGAAACCTACGTCGGCCTTGTCAGGGAGCTCGCCGAAGATGGCCCGCTCCAAGTCGAGCTTCGCACCGAAAGCCCGCACCTTCATGCCGAATGGTTCGGCACCGCCGACGCCGTGGTTGTCAAGCCGCCGCGCCTGACGATCGCCGACCTGAAATGCGGGCGCGTTCCTGTCAACGTGTTTGAGTACGGTTCTGACACGGAGCCCAACCCCCAGGTTGGTAGCTACGCGATCAGCGTGCTCGAAAACCTCAAGCCCGAGGTATCCGCGCTCATTCAGGAAGTCGAGCTTGTCATTGTCCAGCCACGCGAAGGCGGGATCAAGCGCGCCGTCTTCACCCGCCGGCAGCTTGAGAACCTGAAGGCCCGTTTGCTGGCGAAGGCGAAGGAAGCCGAGTCTGACAACCCATCGGCCGCGATCGGCCCGTGGTGTCACTTCTGCAAGGTCAAGCCGGTCTGCCCGACGCAGGAAGCCTTCATCTACGAGGAAGCGCGGCTCGACTTCGCTCTTGAGGGCAACGACCCGACAGACCTTGAGCCTGTCGAGCTTATCCGCGTGCTCAACGTCGCTGACGCGGCGATCGAGTGGGGCAAGGCTGTCAAGAACCACGCCGAAAACCGCCTCCATGACAACGAGGAGATCGAGGGCTGGCAGTTGGTCCCGAAGCGCGCCAAGCGCGAATGGGCTGACAAGCGGGCGGTCGAAAGCCTGCTGCTCGATGCAGGGCTGGAGCTTGAGGACATCATTGAGGAAGCCCTGAAGTCGCCGGCACAGATCGACGCCGTGCTGAAAAAGAAGGGCATCAAAGTCGAAGGGCTCGCCGACCTGACAGAGAGTGTCAGCAGCGGCCTGAAAATCGGAAAGATCACGAAAGGATATGAATATGCAGGCGACGACGAAGATCACGGGTGGGATTAACCAGCAGGGGCCGCACTACGCCGCAGTGCGTAAGCGCCTCCGCTTCAACCCTCCTGTCAAGAACCGTCTCAAGGAAGTCCTCGCCGCAGCCGAGCAGCGTGCCGCCGATCTGGCGGCGAAGGCTGACAAGCTGCGTGAGGAGAAGGACGCACTGAGGGCGGAGGCCGAGGAGATCGACCGTAAGGACAAGATCAACTACGAAATGATGTATCGCCAGCGCCGCGCCCGCAAGGTTGGGAAGAACCGTCAGAAGTTCCTCGCCAAGCACGCCGACACCGCGCAGGACTTCGATATGCGCTTCAAGTTCTGTCCGTTCAACGTTGAACAATCCCCCGCGCTCCGTGCCGCTGTCACCGTCATCATGAAGCACTTCCGCGTGACGTGGCTGGAGCTCATTTCAAGCGGCCGGGAACACCATCTGCTGACAGCGAGAGCCGTTCTTTACAACGTGCTCCGCGACACCGGCTTCACTTGGTACGGCATTTCGAAAGTGACCGGCCATGATGTCGATTATTATCCGGCGCGCGCCAAGGCATTCGCCACCAACTGGAGGGAAAAAGCACGTACTAACGCTTGTTTTGAAAACGCAATGACTTGTGTGCAGGACATACAAGCGGCAGAATTAGCCCTATGGAAAGTGAAGAAATCACCTTTCCTGACAACAACCGAAGAAAACGAAAAGAAGTAAAAAATGGCACAAAAATCCACCCCCACGAAGTTCATCATCGGCCCCGGCAAGCTTTCATTCCCGAAGCTCTTTGTTCCGAATGACAAGGAATTTGGCGGCAAATACGCCAACACGCTTCTGCTGCCGCCCGACTATGATTTCGGCCCGTTGAAGAAGGCAATGCTTGACGTTGCTATCGCCAAGTTCGGCCCTGACAAGGCCAAGTGGCCGCGCAACATGCGTGGGCCGAAGGAAGTCATTCGCCCCTGCGATGAAAAGAGCCACCTGACAGGCTATCTCCCCGGCTGGCACTTCATCACCGCGTCGAGCGCTGACCAGCCGGGTATCGTTGACAGCGTGCTCCAGAAGGTCACGGATCAGCGCGAAGCCTACCCCGGCCGTTGGGCCATGATGTCTGTCAACGTCTACGCTTATTCGAACGTCACGCACGGCGTTTCGCTCGGGCTCCAGAACGTGCAGCTGCGCAAGCATGACGATCCGTTCTCCTCGCGTGCTCGTGCTGAAGACGAGTTCGAAGAAATGATGGACGACGTGGGCGACTTCGATCGCCAGACCGGCGGCGACGAACCGAAGGTCCAGTCCTCTGACGAGAACGGCGGAGGTTGGGATGACTAATCAGCCAGCAACCGACAAGCCCGAGGCTGACAAGGCCACCTCCATCTACAACGTGACGATCCGTGACAATCTCACGGTTCCTGTCGAGGCTCACAGCCTGACAACCACGGCAGAAGGGTTCCTCTTCTTCTACGTGGGCGGCGAGCTCGGCGACATCTTCGCTCCCGGCCATTGGTCGCGGGTGAGCCGTGCGGTGCCTGCCAATGCTTAGTGTCGGCTGGATCATCTGGAACCCGCTGACAGCAAAGAGGGGCAAGACCGGCGGTTACGGCAAGCGTAACTCCAAGGTCTACTCCTCCGAAGCGAAAGCCAAGGCGTACTGCTACGGCGATCACGTGCCGAAGGAAGTCTTCATCAGCACCGAAGAACAGCTTCCACTCCTCTAGGCGCTGCTCCTCCAAGCGCCTGACAGCGCCGCCCGCGTGTTTCCTCCTTTCCGCGCGGGCGGCGTCTTGTTTTAAACACAAAATGTTAGATGAGAAAAACACAAATGGACGTAACCAACGATCCGGCGTGGCGTGTCAACATCGACGTGGAAACCAAGTCCACCGTTGACCTCCGCAAGACCTCCGCGAAGGTCTATGCCCGCTCCCCCGAGACTGATATCATCCTCGTTCGCTACTGCCTTGAGAGCGAGCCTCACAAGGTTGGCGAATGGCTTTGCTGGCGTGACCCGATCCCCGCCGATCTCGTCGCCTACATGGAAGACGAGGCGTATACGCTGGTAGCTCACAACGCGGGCTTCGAAATCGCCATTCTCAATTCGCCGCATCTGCGTGCGAAGTATCGCATCCCCGCTACCTCAATCGATCGTTGGGATGACACAGCCGCTCGCGCGGCTCGTATGGCTATTCCGCGTTCGCTCGACGGCTCCGCCAAGGCGCTCGACCTTCCTGTCAAGAAGGACTTGGACGGCTCTCGGATCATGATGCAGCTTTGCAAGCCGCGTGCATGGACCGAAGATGACGTTGCTGTCTGGTGGACGCCCGAGGACAGCCCTGACAAGTACGAGAAGCTGTCAGACTATTGCGCGACCGACGTGAAGGTTGGTGCGCTCCTGTCAACGGCCACCCGCCCGCTGCCGTCGTCTGAGCTCGCCATCTGGCGCATGACGGAAGAGATCAACGAGACAGGTCTTTTCGTTGATTGGCGCTTCGCCGAGGCCGCTGCACGCGTCGCCAAGATTTACCGGAACCTGCTTGACAGCCAAATGGCAATTGTCACCAAGGGCCAGGTACAGGGCGCGGGCAAGGTCACGCAGCTTAAAGAGTGGTGCGCCGCCCGTGGCTACGTCGTGCAGGACGCGGTTGCCGATGACAAGATCATACTCGACAAGGGCGCTGTCGCTTCGCTCCTGTCACGTGACGATCTGCCTGACGACATCCGCACGGCCCTGACAATCCGCCGCGATGCTGCCAAGTCGTCGGTTGCCAAATACGAAGCTATCCTCAACCGCGTCGATCGCGAGACAGGCCGCGTGCGTGACACGCTGGTCTATCACGGCGCGAGCACCGGCCGTTGGGCGGGCGCGGGCATTCAGCCGCAGAACTTCCCCCGTGCGACTGTCAAGGATTGGGAAGCGACCGCCGCTGACGTTTACAAGCTCGATGCAGGCTCGATGGACTTCGAAGAGTTCGAAGCCAAGCACGGCCCTGTCATGGATGTTCTGTCAAAGATGCTCCGTGGCACGATCATGGCTCCCAAGGGCCACGAGCTCCTGTTCCCCGACTACGCGGCTATCGAAGCACGCGGCGTCGCGTGGCTCGCTGGAGCGAGCAAGCTAGTCAACCTCTTCGCTGCCGGCGGCAAGGTCTATGAGGAGTTCGCAGCCGAAAATCTGTCACCTCCCGGCACGACCGCCGCTGACATTCTGAAGGACAGCTTAGAACGCTTCCTCGCCAAGACCGCAATCTTGGGCGCTGGCTATGGCATGGGCTGGAAAAAGTTCGTGTCAACCACGACGGCGCAGGGCGCGGAAGTGACCGACGAAGATGGCGTGAGGGCGATCACCGCCTATCGCACGGCCTATCCCGAAATCCCCGCTCTCTGGAAGGGACTCGAGAACGCTGCCATCAGCGCTGTCATGAACCCCGGCACGGAGTTCACGTATCAGGGCAACCCGGACGCGCCGAAAGTCACCTACCTCGTCAAGAACGGTTGGCTTCTCTGCAAGCTCCCAAGCGGCCGGCTGCTCTTTTATAAGAAGCCGCGTGTTGTGCAAATCGCAAGTCCTTTCGGCCCACGCATGGCGCTGGAGTATTCTGCGGTCAATTCGCTCACCAAAAAGTGGGAACGCGAAACGACGTGGGGCGGCAAGCTGACAGAGAACGTGGTGCAAGGCATCTGCCGCGACCTGATCGCTCTCGCCATGCTCCGCCTTCGCAAAGCTGGCTACAAGCTTGTCGGCTCGGTCCACGATGAAATCGTGATCGAAGTCCCCGGCACGGGCGAACAGCACAAAGTCAAAGTCCTTCAAATCATCTGCATGGTGCCGGAATGGGCGATGGGTTTCCCGATCTCCGCCGAGGCTGGCAGCGGCAAGCGCTACGGGAAGTAATCACATGGCCGGGAACGGAACAGATTTCAACGAAAACGGTGGCATCGCCGCCAAACACGACAATCAAGGAGCAATCGAAATGATCGAACGCGCAGGCCCGCCGACCGCCCGCAAGAAGGCAGACACCAAGGAAACCAACCCGAAGGACGCTGTTGGCGTGCGCAAGGTTCCCGGTCACGTCATCCCGCCGCGCGTCGTCGCCGAAAGCGGTCTGGCGTTTCTGGAGGGAGCCCGCAAATACGGCTCCTACAACTGGCGCGAAGCCGGCGTCCGTGCGTCGGTCTACTACGACGCGGTTGTCACGCGGCACCTGGGGGCTTGGTGGGAAGGGCAGGACACCGACCCTGACAGCGGGCTCTCGCATGTCACCAAGGCTATCGCCGGCCTGATGATCCTCCGCGACTCGATGATGCATGGAAATTGGGTGGATGACCGCCCGATCGCGGCGGATGACAGTTGGGTGCATACCATGAACGAAAAGGCGGCGGAAATTATCGAGCGCTATCCCAACCCGAAAGCGCCTTTCACGCAAAAGAAGGCTTGACGCACGAGCAACGACTTGTGTAAAACACAATTACCGTCTTAGGAGAATGACATAATGAACAAGAAAACCGAAGCAAAAATCTTCCTCGATATGGATGGCGTTCTCGCCGACTTCGACACGGGCGCGGGCCATCTGCTCGGCACCGATGACATTCACAAGTGGGAATTTGTGCATGGCCCGAAAGAGTTCTGGAAGCGCCTCGACAGCTACCCAAATTTCTTCGGCTCGCTGCCGGTGATGGAAGGCGCTTACGGGCTTTGGGCGGAGGTCGTGCATAAGGAACCGATCATCCTGACAGCGCTCCCGAAGGTTGGCGCGACCGACGTTGACAAGCAGAAGCGCGAATGGGTGTCGAAGTACCTGCACGCCAACTACGAGGTCGATGTCATCACCTGTCAGACGCACGAAAAGCCGGGGTTCTGCAACGAGGGCGACGTGCTGGTTGACGACCGTGCTGTCAATCGCGAGGCGTGGGAAGCCAAGGGCGGCAAGTTCATCCTGCACACGTCCGCCGAGAGCTCCCTGACGCAACTGAAAGCCTTGGGGTACATCTAATGGACAAGCTGACTGAAATCACCGACTCGGGCCAGTTCCGCGACATTGTGGAAGCCCGCCGTCAGGAAGCCAATCTCGGCTTCCGGCCAATGGCGCGTAAAGCCGGCGTCGCGCACGGCACGTATTGGGTTTGGCTGCGGATCGACCCCGGCAAAGTGACCCTTGAAAACGCGATCGCCTACGCACAGGCCATAGGGCTCAAGCTCTTCGTCGCGAAAGATGACGGTGAATAAAAAAAGGCCGGGGTGAAAACCCCGGCTTAATTCCCGTTTAGAAGAAACCCCGAGGGGTTCTGTCATCCAACTTAGGAATAGTTTCTCATGAAGTCAACCCCGAATTTCGGTGCGGTTGTCGCCGACCTGACACGTGCAGGGTTCGCAGCGACCGACCTGCTGCCGTTGATCCCTCCCGGCGCACCGCTGTCAGAAAACTCCCAAGTGCAGCCTTTCCAGATCGGCAAAATCCCCGGCCGCTACTTCGGCGGCAAATGGTCCGGCCTTGCTGGCGCATGGGCGTCAGTCGGCATGAGCGAGCGCGACGTTGACCGTGCGAAGTCGTGGCCGACACAGAACGTAGGTCTGCGCGGTGGCGCATACCCTGGAATTGACATTGATACTGACAGCGCCGCCGCCTTCAAAATGGTGGAAGAGCTCATCGTTGCACGGTTCGGCGACACTGCCCCTGTCCGTTACCGTGGCGACGCCCCACGCGCGCTCTATGCCTTCCGTCTCGACCCGTCGAGTGATCCTGTCAGGAAGCATAGGATTGAATGGAAGGACGCCGACGGCCGCGCCCACGCTGTCGAAGTTCTCGGGCTTGGTCAGCAATACGCCATCCAAGGCATTCACCCTACGGGTGTTGCGTATGAATGGCGCGAGCGGCCGGACGGAACCGTAGGCGACCTCGCCGCTGTCACGGCTAACGGGCTCCCCAAGCTGTCAGTCGATGAAGTG